ATCAGTTATTCGATCATATTTAGAGTACGGATCCAATTTCTCATAATAAGAAGGTTGATCAATATTATTAATATAATTTCGTGGCGTAACTATCATTTTGTCAGCTATTGTTGGGTTATTAGGATTGTGAAAACCTGTTAACGTTTTAACAGTTCCCCGTAATGTGTCGATTAAATCTCCAGTTACAAACTTTGCTCCACGTGCTACTGAATCAAGTACATCTGTGGGTATTTGAGTTATACCGGAAAACAAAGATTGTGCCTCAAAAGCAGTAGGTTGCACTCCAACATCCCAATTCAAATCATCTACTCTTGGGACATAAAAATCAGCCTCAAGAACACGCATAGTTATAGTGAGTTCTAAAGAAGTAGATGCTGAAGAGGCAGCTATAATAGGGTTCAATACCCAAAACACTAGCTTTGCATAATCAGATGAGGTAGTGGATGTAACGGTTGGAATAACTGGGGAATGTGCATAAAAAGGTATTTCCAAACAGGCTGGAGTACTTTCATTGGCATTCAAAAACACATGAGGAGCTGACATTAGCTGATTTGGATGAATTAATTCCGGCGATCCGAAAGGCACAACTGCTGCAATTATACAACCAGAGTGCATAGGAGTACCTGCTAACTGTAAATCAAAACAGGCTCTCATTCTGTAATATGTCGAAAGTCTAAATGGCATATGAGTCAAAGTATTCGTCAAAATACCGGAGGGAATATATGTCTCTCCGAATGACTCTGTTGTCGAAGTGGTAACTTCGTATTGTCCAACCAAAAACGGCTTATCTAATATGGTTGGAAAAGTCATGTGTAACTCTTCCGGAATCGAAGTTAATTTCGGAAACTTATTATAAATAGGAGGTTGTGATACTCCTTGTTTATTAACTATAGACGAGAAATGATCTCGTCTGGTTGGTGATGATACACCGTAATTATCGTATTTATTTGATGAAGCGAAGGATTACTAAAAAGTCATATTCTCCTTCAAGATATAACTAGTTTTTGCGCTATATTCTAAAAACAAGGCTCTACCTTCCACTGCGCATGGAATTATAAGTGAATCCTTGTTTTGGACATCTCGTCCTAGAGCTTGATGCCATATTGGGCATCAAGATATAAGTGGGCCTCTCCCGAAAGATATAGTTCTTTCAGGTAAGACTCTGGGACACGAGTGAATGGAACCCCATTTATTGAACAAAATTGTTCCAATTGGTTTACCCACTCTGATCCCTCTCTATGTAAATATGCCTCTCTCTGAAACATATTTATTTTTTCCTTTAAGGTTTGTTCTTGAGTTTCTCCTTTCTTATACCACGACATCGTACTAAACAATGTTTGATTATCTAAAGGACAAACCATCCCGATGGGATTCTTATACTCAAATGATCTTTTGAGAAAAGTTATATCCTTCCATTCTTGGAAGGGTTTAACTATTTCTCCTTTACTTGCGTCTGTCAAATCCATACCCAAACTTTGGAAAAAATCTTTCATAGTCAGAGCATTTAAAAAATATTTTTTATTTGCATCTGTAAGAGCGTTTAGTTTATCATCTCCATATACAAAATCCTTAATATCCTTGAGAAATGAAACACGCGTCGGTTTGACTCCATTTCTAATACACTCTCGATAATACCACATTGCAGTATAGAATCTATTAACTAAACTATTAAATATCGCAGTTAAGAAGCTACCGGACGGCATTGAATGAGATGTTAAATAAACATCATCATTCATAACAACTAGGCTATGGGGAATAACACTACAAGCCAAACGAAACAAGCGTTTATCGCCCTTATAATACTCTTCCATAACATCTAAAATGGCATGTTGGACTTGAGGCAGCATGCTACCGTCCCAAGCTTTAATATCACCGGCCCACTTTAAGTGAGGATTAATTTCATCAAATAGCTTTTGCCACTCACTGTACACATTAATGCCAACTGATATTCCATTAAACCATTTGTTCTGTATAATGTGGGCGACCATATTTCCGAACACTTGTTTTGTAAGTATTTGGTTCATTAAGCTACTAACCCTAAAACTTCTAGGCAGAACTTTATCGACTGATCTTAATTCGTCTTTTAAGGTTTCAACCCACAAGACATCTTGAACTTCAAATGTCATATCTTGCGTCTTAGTTAAAAATTTATCATATGCATACTGTCCAAGAGGGGTTAGTTCACCCTTATCGAAGTCAACATAC